ATGCTTATTCACAACGAAGTTAGAAACGAAATCGTTACGCTAATCAAGAATAACATTCCAGAGATTGGAAATGTTTATAACGGTAGAGCATTCTTCACGAGCTTAAAACAGCAACTACCTGCAATTTCAGTATTCTTAGATGATGCAGAATGTGATTTTAAGGTAATGGGAGAATCCGAATGGCAAGCAGAACTCAATATCTCAATCTTCCTTCCATATAGCGAGGGAGAACCCAACATTGATCGGATTGCAGAGAAGGTTAATAGCCTTATTACATTTACAGGTTATCGCCATATTCAATTTGTCAGAGGGATTCAATACCGTTATGGCTATGATGAGGATAATGCTTCTTGGATGAATGGTACGCTTTCTTACTTAATTGAATATGGTCGAGCCCCAATCAAATAACGCAAGGAAAACTTATGTTTAAAAAATTAATTGAGTTACGCCAACAAAAGGCAGAAAAAGTCGCAGAAATGCGTGCAATGCTTGATAAAGCAGAAAAAGAAAATCGTTCATTGGATGAAACTGAATCAGTAGATTTTGATAAATCGAAAGATTTAGTGAAACAATTGAGTGATGAGATCAGTAAATACGAAACCGTAGCAGATGAAGAACGTAATCTTGGTTCGCAATCTAACCCATTAGAAACTCGCAGCACGAAACAATTTTCAAATGATGAATTGCGCCATTACATTAAAACCGGTGAACTTCGCAATTTAACGACAGCTAACGGTGAAGATGGCGGCTATTCAGTTATCCCGCAATTAGACAAAGAGGTCATGAAACGCTTAACAGATGATAGCGTCATGCGCCAGCTTTGTAATGTCGTTCGCTTACCTATCGGTGCGAAAGAATACAAAAAATTAGTATCGGCTGGCGGTGCAACCGTTGAGCATGGCACAGAGGGCACAGCACGCAACGGCACAGCAACCCCGAAACTTCACGAAGTAACCATTGCTTTGAATTCAATCTATGCTTATCCGAAAACCACTCAAGAGATTTTGGACTTCTCAAGCATTGATGTTTTAGGTTGGCTTACTGATGAAATCACTGAGACCTTCACTGAAACAGAAGAAGTAGATTTAACCTCTGGTGATGGTAACAAAAAATCAAAAGGTTTATTGACCTACGAACGCACAACTGAAAACGATAAAGTGCGCCCATTCGGCAAACTTCAAAAAATCGAAGTGGCAGGTGCGGCAAAAATTGAGGCAGACACTTTAATCGATGCGTTCTATACCCTTCACAGTAAATACCGCAAGAATGCCGTATGGGTGATGTCATCAACCATTGCAGCAGCATTACAAAAACTCAAAAACAAAAATGGCGATTACATTTGGCGCGATGGTTTAACAACCGATGCACCTGCTACATTATTAGGCCGTCCAGTTTACTTCTTAGAGACAATGCCGACAGGTGGTGCAAATCAAGCAGTGATTGCCTTTGGTGATTTCAAACGTGGTTATTTCATTGTCGATCATGAAACAGGCGTGCGAACTCGACCAGACAACTTAACCGAGCCAGGATTTTATAAAGTTCACACCGATAAATATTTGGGTGGTGGCGTGGTAGATTCCAACGCAATTAAAGTGATTGAGACAACGGCATAAATCATAGAGGGGCGAAAGCCCCTTTTTTGCTTAATAGGTGAAAAATGAAGAAAGAATTTGAAATCCGCTCTGCAACCATTGCTACCGATGAAGAGAATCAAAAGCTCGTTGGTTATGCGGTCAAATGGAACAGTCCTTCACAAGTGCTTTACTGTGATTTTGTAGAATCCTTTGCGCCTAAAGCATTCAGTGAAAGTTTAGCCAGTGGCGAAGATGTTCGTGCACTCTTTGAACACGACTACACCAAGTTACTCGGTCGCACTAGTGCGGGAACATTAAAACTAGAAGAAGATTCAATCGGCTTACGTTTTGAACTCACGCCGCCCAATACAACGATTGGGAAAGATTTATTGGTGAGTGTCTCGCGCGGTGATATTACAGGCATGTCCTTTGGATTTAGAGCCAGTCAAGAAGAATGGGATTTTGATGCAGAGCCTTGCCAACGAACCGTACAAAAAGCCGAACTCTTTGAAGTTACCGTAACAAGCATTCCCGCCTATCCTGAAAGTAGCGTAGAAATTGCTAAGCGTTCGATGGTCGCGGCCAAAGAAAAAACACAAGAACACTCTACCGCACTTTTGAAACAGTGGCTTGATGTGATGGAGGCTTAATATGTGGAATCCTTTTAGACGAAAAGAGCAACGCAGCGAGCCAACTACGATTGAAGAGCTTTTATCTTACATGGGCGTAAACAATACAGGTGCGGGCGAATTTGTCAGTCCACAAACTGCAGAATCGTTACCTGCCGTGATGAATGCTGTTACCGTCATTTCAGAGGCGGTCGCATCAATGCCTTGTTATCTATACGCACTAAAAGAAGATGGCCGAGAAAGAATCTATCGTCATCCTGTTGAATATCTTCTCAATGAAATGCCAAACCGCAGCCAAACACCGTATCAATTCAAAAATACGATGATGCGCCATTGTTTGCTAAATGGTAACGCTTATGCCGTGATTGAGTGGAATAACAAAGGCGAACCAATAAGCCTTACTCCCTATCAACCAAGTGCGGTAAATATCTTCCGTAAAGTAACTGGTGAATATATTTATCAAATCACAGACTTAAACGGGGTAACAAAAAACTATCTTCAAGATGAGATTTTGCATTTACGCCATAGTTCTGTTGATGGATTTATGGGGCGTTCCCCGATAACAGTTTGCCGTGAAACGGTCGGATTAGGTTTAGCCCAACAACGCCATGGCGCAGCCATTATGAAAAACGGATTGATGGCAAGCGGGCTTATTTCAACGGCTGAATGGTTAGATGATGCAAAAGCACAGAAAGCCGTCAAAGCCCTAGAACGTTACAAGGGTGCGAAGAATGCAGGTAAAACCCCTATTCTTGAAGGCTCAATGGAATATAAACAATTAGGCATGACAAACCAAGATGCAGAATGGTTAGCCAGTCGCACGTTCACCATTTCCGATATAGCCCGAATCTACAATATTAGCCCGATTTTCTTACAAGATTATTCAAATAGTAGCTATGCGAATTTCAGTGAGGCAAGCCGCGCATTTCTTTCTCAAACCTTGCGCCCTTGGCTTACTAACTTTGAGCAACAACTCAAAGATGCCTTAATGATTGATTTAGGTAGCAACAGCAAGAAACGTTACTTAATCGAATTTGATACAAGCGACTTATTGCGCACCAGTCAAAGCGAACGTTTCAGTAGCTATGATGTAGCAATCAAAGCGGGTGTAATGTCTCCAAATGAAGTTCGTAGACGTGAAGGTTTACCGCCTTATGAAGGTGGGAATGAATTTAGTCAGGCTTGGAAACAAACCGTAGAAGTTAAACATGGTGATGAACAAGAACAGGGGGCAAGCAATGGCAGTGATGCTTAAAGCGGGGAAATATAACAAGGTCATCACCATTGAGGCGAGAAACTATCCCCGAGAGCGAGAAACCAATCTACACGGTGAACACAAAGCATTTTGGAAACATATTGCGACCGTTCGCGCCAGTGTAGAGCCATTGCAAGGGCGAGAGTATTTTAGTGGCCCGTTTCAAATGGGTGAAAGCATCATTCCGCATTCGCATTCGCTACATTGAGGGCATTACAAACAAAATGCGGATTAAATACGGTAAACGACTATTTGATATTTATTCAGTGATAGACAGTATGGAATCACACCGAGAATTGCAGTTAATGTGTAAAGAGGGCGAGGCTTATGGCGAATATTAATTTAACCCTAGATGACATCAAAGCGCATTTAAATCTTGATCATGCTTTAGATGATGACTTACTCGAAACCTATAAGGTCGCTACATTGGAAGTATGCCAAAAGCATATTGGCAAAACCTTTGGTGATGAGGAAACAGAAAATACAGTTCCGTTTACGCCATCAATTAAAGTCGGCTGCTTAATGTATATCGCCTACCTCTACACAAACCGTGAGGCTATAACAGACTTAGCCAATCTTAAACAAGCACCCATGACGATTTCCGCATTATGGGAAGTCTATAGAGAGCCTTGCGCTTACTAAGGATTTAGTAACCGATATGCCTTATCAACCGTTAAGACGTTGTAGTTATCCAGGATGTAGAAATAAAGTGAAGTCGGGTAGATGTGAAGAGCATAAGCCAAAGGACAACCGCCCAAACAGCAGCGCACGAGGTTACGATCATAAGTGGAGCAAATACCGAGCACAATACTTAAAGCATCATCCTCTTTGCGTGATGTGCTTAGAGAAAGGTATCTACACGCCCGCTACAGTGATAGACCATATCAAGCCTGTAGAGAATGGACAAGCAGATCCGCTATTTTGGGTTGAATCTAACCATCAATCTTTATGCCGTGATTGCCATAGCTATAAAACACGAGTGATAGACCAACGCGGATTTGGTGCGAAGAAGTAAACCGTTTTGATATCGAAACAATTAAAGCATGTCCATATGTACACAGTTGAGTTGAGTACATAAGTGTACAACTGAATTATGAGCATATGTACACAGTTGAGGTGTTTCGATATCGCAACACCTGAATGATGGTGATATATCCACAGTTGAGTTATGGTCATATGACCATAGTTGAGTTGTGGCCATATGGTAACAACTGAGCTATGGTACTAAGAAATAAAGCTGCCCTCAAAATTGAGGAGAGGTCGTTATAACCTCAACTGTTGCATATGGTAAGCGAAAAAATTCGCCTACCAGCCGACGCAAAATTGCGTTGGTTAAATTTGATTTATATCAAACTTTTACGGGTAGGGGGAGTTTTTAAAAGAAAGTGGCAAGCCTAAAGAACCGCCCGCCCCATTTAATTTTTATGCAAGGTAATTTTTTTGAAAATAAGGAAACACAATGACAGCCAAAAAGAAGAATTTACACACCCCGCCAAGTTTTTTAGATCCGATTGCTAAATCAGTATGGAAAGAGCGCATCCCTCAACTTCTTGAACGTGGCGATATTCAAGATGCAGATTTAATTCACCTTGAGTTATATTGCGTGAACTATTCTCTTTTCCGTGCAGCCGTTGAAGATATTCACAAAAACGGCTTTTCAATCGTCAATAGCCAAGGCACGCAATCAAGAAACCCCGCATTATCCGCGAAAGACGATGCAGAAAAAGTGATGGTGAAAATGTCCTCACTGTTAGGCTTTGATCCAGTTAGCCGTAGAAAAAATCCTGTTGAAGTTGATTCAACCGATATGATTGATGAAATCCTCACAATGTAGGCTAAATATGGCAATCTGGCACGAATACGCAGAGAAAATTCAATCAGGTGAAATAGTGGCTTGTAAGAAGATAAAACAAGCCGTAGCGCGTTATTTTAACGATTTAAACAACCCCGATTATTTCTTTGATCAAAGTGCGGTAGAAAAATTTATCGCTTTCTCGAAACTATGCCCACACGTTAAAGGACACTTGCGCGGTGAGCCGATTATTCTTTCAGATTGGCAAGTTTTTCTCTTTGCTAACATTCTCGGCTTTAAACGAAAAGATACAGGATTAAGAAAATATCGCTCTACTTACGTTCAAGTGGCAAGAAAAAATGCAAAATCAACGGTAGCAGCCGTTTTAGCCAATTGGTTTTTGGTGATGGAAGGCGGCCAACAGGATATATATACGGCAGCCGTGAGCCGAGACCAAGCCCGAATCGTTTTTGATGATGCGCGTCAAATGTGCTTACTTTCGCCTTTACTGAAAAAACGCCTTAACATTCAACAGCACAAACTCATCAACCCGAAGAACAACAGTATCATGCGCCCATTGGCCGCTAAATCTTCAACCATTGAAGGCACAAACCCTAGTTTAGCGATTGTTGATGAATACCACCTACACACGGACAACAGCGTCTATAGCGCATTAGAGCTAGGACAAGGCGCACGCCCAGAAGGTTTGCTCTTTGCCATTACAACGGCTGGCAGTAATGTGATTTCCGCTTGCAAACAGCACTATGATTATTGTGCACAAATCCTTGAAGGGAATGAGCAGAACGATAGCTTGTTCGTATTGATTTTTGAATTGGACGAAGAAAGCGAAATCGACAGTCAAGAAAATTGGATAAAAGCCAATCCCAATATTGGTAAATCCATTCCTTACCTTGATTTTGAGAACACTATCAAGAAAGCGAGGGGAATTCCTTCCGAATGGGTGGAAATGCTTACCAAGCGATTTAATGTATGGTGTCAAGGCACAACCCCGTGGCTCGGCGAAGGAAACTGGGCGCAATGCGAACGGCAGTACACTGAAAGCGATTTACTTCACCAAGATTGTTACTTAGGGCTGGATTTATCTAGCACCAATGACTTAACCAGTCTTTGCTATACCTTTCCACAAGGGAAGAAAGTGCGGTTGGTTACTCGGCATTATATCCCCGAATTTCAACTTAATAACGTGGCAAATAAAAACCGTGCAATGTATCGAAACTGGGTGCGTAGTGGCTGGCTGATTGCAACAGAGGGCGACTGTATCGACTATGACAAAATCAGAGATGATATTTTGAAAGATGCACAACGTTTCAATATTAAGATGATTGGCTTTGACGTATGGAATGCAACCCATTTACGCACACAATTACAAGCGGCTGGGCTTGAGGTTGAACCCTTCCCGCAAACCTATCAACGATTTAGCCCAGTGGCGAAAAGTGCAGAAGTATTAATAAATAGACAGATGATAGAACATCATGGCGATCCAGTGCTTACCTGGGCGCTATCCAATGTGGTGATGGAAACCGATGCCAACGCCAACATTAAACCAAACAAGAAGAAAGCCGCAAACAAAATAGACCCAGCCGTAGCCTTTCTGATGTCATTCGGCACTTATCAACTTGAATATGGCGATTTAATTTTCGAACTTTCAGATGAACACAAACACGCATTAGAACAATTTAATGGTATTGATTTATAGGAGGAATAAAATGGGCGACTTTAGTAACGCAATTGAACAATTTAGAATAAAGATTGAAAATCAGTTAATGACAGAACAACCAAAGGCGATCAAAAAAGCATTAAACGCAGCAGCACAAGTATTAAAAGATGAAATTAAGCCTATTGTTCCAACTCTATCCAAGAGTACTGATTTTAGAAAAAAAGGCACGGTAAAAAACAATGTGCGCCACAGAACAAGATTATTTAAAGATAAAAGCGGTGGGGTAACTATTGTGCGCATACGCCGAACTAAAGGCCGCAGAATGGCAAGCGTTCGAGATAACACCAAAGACCGCACCGACCCTTTTTATTGGTTTATGTTAGATCGTGGAACGAAAAAAATGAGCGGTGCACATTTTATGGAAAGAGCATGGGGTAAAGGGAAATCAAGGGCTATTAATACTGCAAAAAAAGTATTCATTAGTGAAATGAAAAAACTAAATTAAAAAAATAAAGCCCGATTAAGCGGGCTTTTTTGCAACAACATCTGACTTACAGGTCAAGTGGCCATCATCTACCACTTTGTTCATTTCTGAACGTTCTTATTATATCTCAAACCAAATAACAAAAAAACAATCGTAGCCTATCGCAACCAAGCAATATAAAATAAATTCGAAAGAAGAACTTATCCCAAAAAGTAAATGATATGGCAATCATTAATAAAATAAACCAAGAATATTTAATGCATCTCCAAGAGGAAAGAGAACTATTGAATAGCGTGATTTATGATGATTTGAAGAAAGGAAAAAAAAGAGATTTACAAGAACAAGATTTGGAATTCTTAATTCCTCAAATTAAATCATCTGTAAAATCAATTGAAAGCCAATGCATTATAGAATTTGTTCATATTTTAAAAGAGCAAAATATCGATGCAGATAAAATAAATGTAATCATTCAATCAACAATCAATAAAAATAACCAAAACACCGCACTTTTAAATTATCTCCTGGGCAACGGATTTAATGTAATAAAGCAGTTACAAAGCCGCATTAATGTCGCTCATAAATTCAAAATGCATCTTCAAGGTAAAACAGACAAAAAACCGAAGAGCGAGAAAGAATTTATACAAACATTTGCCGCAGAAGTATGGGATAAAGACCCTGATATAACAAGAAAAGAGATACTAAACCGTGTAAAAGAAATTAGAAGAATTAATGCTGCAGACAGCACTATCTTGAGAAATTGGCTTGAGGAAATTGATCCAAAGGCTAAAAATGGTGAGAGACGAAAAAGAAAATCAAAAAAAAGTGACGAACTAGTGTATATAAACCGTTTTTAGCAATTATTCCAAATCTTTAAATCCTTTCTAATACCTATCGTTCGAACAACTCAACGGAATAGGACGCTATTCCACAGTGTTAAACAAACGATAGGTATTTTCTTATGAATCTAAATTTAAATCCAAACCAAAAACTAATCTCTGGTGAAACCACTTGCCATATTGTTGGCTTTGGTCGTACCAAACTCAACTTGCTTGTAAAAGCTAAAAAATTTCCTCAACCGATCCGCCTTTCACAAAACTTTGTCCGCTGGGATTTAGAAGAAGTGAATCAATGGATTGAAGAACAGAAGGCTGCACGTACTTAATCATTGGTTAATAGAAAAGAAAAACGCCATAGCAAGGAAGAAGAAACTATGGCGTAACAATTTAGAAACGATTCTAATTTAAGGAGGTAACCATATGGGTGGTTACAAAACTATTTTATCAGAAATCTTTATAAAAAACCCTTTACAAAGTGCGGTGAAATTTGGCATTATTTCCCTGCAGTCGCAAAAAACGATTGCCGAGCCTCAGAACTCGACTTATTTACAATTGGCGCAGAGCACGCCTAAAGCGTGTTTTTTTATGCGTAACATTCGCACACCTAAAGAATTTGCGGATTTTGTTTTATCTATTCAAAATCCAATCTTTCTCTCAATG